ATGTCCTCGTTCGAGAACGCCACGGACCCGGGCGACACGGAGCGGGAACCGGCGCAGCGGCGCGAGGATGCGCTCATGTGGCTGGAATACCTCGTCACGCAGATGGAAGGACTCGCCACCGACACGGCGTTCCTCGACGAGGAGAAGCACTCCGAGCTGATCGAGGAACTCGCCGGCGAAGCGTGGGACTCGTGGCTGGAAAGCGACGTGTTCACGGCACTGGGAGATCTCGCGGGGTCCTACTGGGACCGTGACGAGGACTGGCACGACGAACTGGACGCGATGCGGGAAGCTGAGCCCGGACCGGTGCGCGATGCGTACTACGCGTTCGAGGACAACGAGTGGACCGTGTCCAGTCTGGGCAACGGTGCCGCCAACGACCGGCACGACGACGCGGTCAAGCACGTCGCGCGTACCGTGTTCGGCTGGAACGTGCCGTGAACGCGCCCGAGGGCATCGGCCGCGCCATCGCGAAGAACGTGGACCGGTCCGGGATGCCGGCGCTGTACGTGGTGCTGGGTGTCCGCGGGTTCGGTGACCAGCGCCGCGTGTACGTCCGGTACATCGGGCACGCGGACCCTCGTGGCAACCTGGTGCGTGACCCCGAGGCGCTTCCCACTGAGCGTCCGCAGTGGCTCTCCGCCAACCGCTTCTACCTGTGGTTGGCGGAGCGCGAGCCGGCGGACCTCGCCGAAACCGTTACCGTCGCGTGACCCGCTGACTTAGCCAGTGTGGCAAAGTGGTGTCATCCGAGAGCAAGGGAGCGAACGAATGGAAATCGGGACCCGGGTGCAGATTCCCGTGTACAAGGACGAATGGATGCAGGGCGACCGGTTCGGTGAGGTCATCCGCTACACGCCGAATATCGGCATGGTTCGGGTGAAGCTGGACAAGTCCGGCCGCGAAATCCCTGCACTGGCCGATGACTGTCGTGTCGAGGAGACGCGTACGTGCTGGGCACCCGGCGACCAGGAGCACGACCACGCCCTATGCGAGGACTCCGTGGCCGAGCGGCAGGAGCAGAGCGGCACCGATGCCGTCTCCGACTACCTCGCCCTGTCCTGGGAGCTCTACGGCATCTTCGTGACCCTGGTCGACTTCGTGCGCAAGTCCGGCCGCACGCACGTCAACTCCGAACGTGCGGCGGCGGCCGCGCTCCGGGCTCTCGGGGTGGATGACACGATCGTCTCGGACATTCGCAAGCGCTACCGCGCCGGCGTCCGGGCCACGGCGGAGCTGGACCACGAGGGCAAGCTGTGAAGCGGCTTGTCACGGTGGCACTGGTGACAGTGGGGTTGCTGCTCACGGCAACCCCCTCCGTCGCCCGTGTCGGTGCTCCGCCCCGGTTCAACCGCACGACGGGGTTGGACGTCTCGCAGGTCAACGACACCCGGAACGTGCGCGGCGAGGTGGTCTGCACCGGCGACGCGACACCGGATGACGACCCGTGGCAGCAGTGCACCGTGAACCTGCGCCCGGCGGGGGTGTCGTGATGGGCCGTGGCAAACCGCCTCCCCACATCCTGAGCGTGAAACCGCTTCGCCGGGTGGGGAACCGATTCACGGTCGAGGTGACCACCACCGATGTCCAGTTTCCCGTGTACGAGCTGGACATGACCGAAGAGCAGATGAACCGTACGTGGCACCTGGTCCGCGAGAACGGGTCCGCGCCAATTCCGACAGGGGAGTATGCATGAGGCTCATTGACCCGAGCGCCGTGGTGCTCCTGGAAAACGACGGCGCCACCCCGTACCCCAACGGCAAGGCCGGCGGCACGTCGACGCCGTGGGCTGTGCTCTACTCGACGTGGGTTCCGATGACCACGCGCCAGCAGACACACCGGTACCGCGTGTACGTTCCCCGCACCGGCTCCCCCGGGCCGTTCATCCTGGTCCGTGGAGAACGGCTCTACCTCACTCCCGAACTCGCAGAGAAAGTGACCGCATCATGACTTCCGCCCACCGTTCATCCGACTCCGCCCACCGTTCGGGGCCGGCGGAGCTGGAAACCGAAGTGTTCTTTGTCAAGGTCGAGGACAAGGACGCGGTGATTGTGTCCTTTGTAGACGAGGAGACACAGGAGAACGAAGGTATCTTCCTGTACGAACCGGGCGCGGAGCCCCTCGAGCTGACCACGGCCGGTGTGAGTGGCGTGGCGAACGAATTCGAGTACGCCACGGTGTCCGCCGTGGGCATCGATGGCGTGGAGTTCGAGTGGCCCGGCGATGGCATGGTGACGTGTGCCGAGCGCGATGCGGCGGTCGAGGCCGCTACCGAGGAGCACGCCAACCTGCAGCAGGCACATGACGCACTTCACCAGGCAGCACAGGGACTTGTGCTGGCCACCCGGGAAGTGCACCAGAAGAGCCACGGCGCCGGCCCTCAGTCTCTATGTGCCGACCCGGTATGCCGGGCTGCCGAAGCCGTGACGGTGGAGCTGTGACCCGGCGGCCGGCGCGCCCCTCGCCGATGGACCTGGTGCGGGAGGCTCGCCGCTGTGAGGCAGAGGCCGCGCGCTGGGAGCGGCTGTTCGCCGGGGACGCGCGACACTGGACCCTGCCGACTGCCGACCTGGTCCACGCTCACGGTAGAGCCGGCCACTGGCGAGAGCAAGCACGGAGGTGGGAGGCAGCGGCTCGTGCTGCCTGTGGCCCGCTGCGCTGGGCTTGGTGGTGCCGGCGCCACCGCCTCCCACCGACGTGGCGCGCTGACGACCGAGGTGGGGTGGCGTGGCCGGAGAAGGCACCGGTGTCACCCGAACGGCGGTACTAGCGACTTAGCCACCCTGGCAAAGTGGCTCCCATCGCAGGAACCACCGACACCACGGAGGACACCATGACCGTCGCCACGTTGGCCCGCCGCACCCGGGTCCTGAGCTACTGCCCCGACCTGGGCGTCGGTGTCGTCGAGGGACGCAGCTACCTCGGCCGCGCGACGGCCGCCGTGGTCCGCTGGGCCAACGGCACGGTCGGGGCGTGGGACGACGACATGCTCGTCGCCGTCGAGGCGGGCACCGTGCTGGCCGAGGACGAGGGCAACAACGTGGGCCGGCTGTGCAACGTGCGCGGCGACGGCGCGGCCGGCGAGCGAGCTCGGTGCTGGCGCGTGGTGGCTGCCGTGAGCGGCCGGCGCTACCTGGTGGAGCACCGGGACACCAGCGCCGTGCGCGTGGTGAGCAACCGGGACATGACCAACCTGTACTGAGCGGTAGTCCACAGTGGACGCGTAGCCCGGGTGCCGGCAGGCACGCCGGGCCGCACGTCTGTCACCCGTTTGGCGGTACCACCCACTTAGCCAAGATGGCAAAGTGGACCCCATCGCAGGCACCACCCGACACCCCAGGAGCGCACCGTGAGCCTCACCCCCGGAACCCACCGCCTCTCCGGTCACACCCCCTCGACCTCCCTGCAGCGCGCGGCGGCCGAGTGCGCTCGGGAGGGGTACCAGCGCCAGAGCGGCACGCTGCCGGTCAGCCGGCCCACGCCGCCGCGCTCCCGGGCCCCGCGCGGCAAGAGCGCCACGGCCCAGGTCGAGGCCCTGACGGCGCTCCTGGCCGAGAAGGCGGAGAAGATCCAGAGCACGGCGGTGGCCGAGGTGCGGCACTACCTCGGCGAGATGCTGCGCGAGCTGGCCGAGGACACCGACGACAGGATCGCGGACGTGCAGTACGCCGGCGAAGAGCACCCCGTGACCGACGGCCTGCGGGCGGGGCTCCTGCTCGCCGCCCGCCTGGTGTCGGACCCGGACGTCGACTACTGAGCACGAGGCCGTGAGCCCCGGTACCCCGAGCGGGTGCCGGGGCTTTCTGCTGCCCGGAGGCAGGCGGCCGCAGCGGGGAGCGCACACGGGCGGGGCCCTGAGCGCCACGGAGACGAGGAGACGGCGGTCCCCCGGCCGGGCTCTTCTGCTGCCTGGGTGCAGGCTGCCCGCCGCACGGCCTCCGCAGGGCCCCGGAGGGCCGACGCCGTGACGCGCGTTCCGGGGCCCTGAGCGGCCCGCTGCGTGGCGCAGGCGGAGCCCGGGTGTGCAGGGGCGGGGACGCCGGCAGCGACGTGCTACGGCCCGCTCAGGGGCCCGCATGGTAGGCGCCATGTGGAGGGTGCCTCCGGTACCTGCTGCTACAGACCTTGGTACATAGCGGCCTGCGTGCGGGTGGGGCGAGGGTACGTGGAGGCCTGCTACCTGGGTGCGCTGCTCCGTGGACAGGGCGTCTCAACACCCCTCGTGCCATGACCCTTACGTACCGACCAGTGGGTATGGTGCCCCCTCACCACCTAGGGCCACAGTGCGTGGGCCAGTAACCAACGCACTAGGCCTGTACCCAGCCACCCTGTCAGTGGTCACTGTGTGTCATATGCCCTTGTGTGCATATGAGCCACGAGGCACACACGCTCTTCGTCACTCTGCGTCACGCAAAGAGAGGTTAGGCTGCCCTACCCCCGGGTCGAAAAGTTCATGATCGGGTTCGCGGACGCCGGGTCCAGTTTTCTGCGCGCACAATTTTCGGATTCCCTATCAAGATCAACATGTGCCAGGAACAGGGCGGGAACAGACTCTGCAAGATCGAGATCCTCGCGTACGCGGGTGCATGTGCGCGTGACGCGCGGGCACGCGTTCCTCTCCCCGGCCCAGCCAGGAAGGAGCTGAGACGCCGGAATCCCGGTTCTGGAGCCGTCGAGGTCGGTCTCGAGGCCAGATTTTCACTGATTCATCGTGCCGTAGGCGCACGATCAGGGCTTCCGAGGGACGTTGTACCGGAAGCAGGGATCGAGAGGCTCAGATTCGCGGCCCGCCGTGTCTCGCCCAGCCGTCAGTCGAGCGCCGGCGGAGCAGACGGTTCTCGCACAGCTGCTCCCGTGGGATCACCGTCTCGTCGAAAAGTGGTTCCCGAAATCGGTTGCCGCCCCTACGGGGACACACCCCTGCCGGGGAGTCGCTGACGCTCCCCCCCGTCGCGCAGCGAGGGGTGTATATGTGTCGGAATGATCATGGGAACGGAAATGGAACATGCCGGGAACAGGGACGGAACCACTTTTCAAGATCATGGAACGGATTTGGAACATGTTCCGCTCTCTTTGCTCGATTTTCACAAAAGAGACTCTCCGTAGATGTTGCATCGACGTTCCGTAGATGTTCCATGATCTTGAAAAGTGGTTCCGCCCCTGTTCCCGCGTTTCAAGGGTTTCAAAAGGTCCAGACCACATGTCGATCTTGGTCGCCACACCCCGCTCGCCTCTTTGCTCGAATCGAGGGCAAGAAGAAAGCCCCCGCGGCGTCAGCTGCAGGGGCCTTCAGGACGAGCTGTGCTCACCGCTTCCGCCGGCGCGGGAGCCCGGCCCAGATGAACGCGATGACGATAAGTGAGATTCCGGCGATCCCGAGGAGATCGTGCGGCCAGGTGCCCGTCACCGTCGGTGGTCCTTCGTCGTGTCCCACTGCTCCCGGATCCGGTCCACCTCGGCCAGCAGCTCAGCACGGCGCTCGTGCGGCCTCTTGAACGTCCCGAGACCGGGCGGCGGGCCCAGTTTCCAGCCCTGCTCGACCAGGAGCTTGGCCATCTCGAAGGGCTGGTCGATGAGACCGGCCGCGCGGTACCCGGCCAACGCCGCGGCGAGCCGGTCAACGTCATCGAGGTGATCGCTCATCAGCTGTGTCCTTCGCAGACGCCCAGGCTCGGAAGGAACTCCGGCTTGCCGCAGATGCCTGTTCCTTGCGCCGGCGTGGGCCCGGTCATCACGGCGACCACGCACAGCCCAGGGTGTAGACGACGTCGCTCCTCGAGCTGGTGCGGGCTGTTGGCCTCGACTCGCGGCTTGACATCGTCGGTACGCTCAGACTCGTCTGAACGTACCGACGCCGCCTGCTTCTTGGCTTCTTCCCAGCGCACCGTGGCCTGCCGCACGAGATCAAGTAGATGCGCGTCGGCGCGCGGCACGATCACCTCGTCCAGCTGCAGCACCCGGACGCCGCGGGCGTACAGCGCCTCGGCTTCCTCGGCGGGGTCCAGCGTCGCACTGGTCTGCTCCAGTATCTCGGTGAGCCGACGGCGCTGGTTCTCCTCGGCGTTCATCGGACCAGCCGATCGATCGTGGGCCGCCAGCCCAGGTCGAAAAGCTCGTGCGCCCGGACATCGGAGTCGAGATCCGCGCCGACGGCACACAGGTCCTCGGCCAGCATCCGCTCGACGGCCGGGCGGCTGATCTCGGTGCGCATCGGCTCATTGCGCGGGTTCTCCTCGACCAGCTTCAGCGCGGCCTGGATCATCTCCCGCCACTCCTGCTCCCGGTGCTGGACGTGCACCCGCATCGCGTGACTGACGAAGGAGTCGGTCAGCTGCTCCTGGATCTTCCAGGCCTCCTGCGCCGCGGCGTTGCTCACGATGCCGCCGCGAGCGAACGGCACCGTGCCTGCCATGTACTCCGTGACCGGCGTGCCGCACAGCGAGTGCACCCGCTGCGGCATGAACAGCAGCTCGCCGGCGCTGCCGTGGACCTTGGTCTCTTTCGTCTGGTCCTCGGGCACTTCGTGCCGGCACGTGGAGCACCAGAACATCTTCTCGTCGCTCATCCCGCACTCCCCAGCATCCGGTTGGCCTCTTCTCGGATCATGGCCGTGAGCAGGCCATTCAGCTTGATCAACTGCTCTTCGATCCGGGCGGCTTCGTCCTTGACCTCGTTGATCAGGTCGGCGAAGGTGCCGTGGATCGCGATGATCTCCAGCGCCTGATCCGCACGGGCCACGATCGCCTCGCGCGCCCGGGCGGCGTACGTCGTGACGTTGGACCCGGCGAAGTCGCCGGACAGCTGCTGCAGCCGCAGGATGTTGTCGTAGATCGTCACGGCTTCCCCCAGACCTCGGCGACCTGCTCCGGCGTCATCGGCGGCGCGCCCCACAGGTTGCCCTCACGCAGCACCAGGCCGACGGTCTTCGGCCAGAGGCAGTAGCCCTCGACCCGGTGCTTGTCGAACGCCGACACGCCGGTGAAGGTCCGGTGACAGCCTGAGCAGTGCGCGCGGCTCAGGCCGGTCCACGTCATCGGGCAGCCGGAGCAGGTGATCGGGGGCGTCGGCTTCGAGGTCGTGTCAGCCACGGTCGGCCTCCGGCTGCTCAGCAGGACACGTGCAGAGCTTCGGGTTCCGGAAGAACGCGCAGCCCGAGTCGTGAGCCACGGGCTCCTCCGGCTGCTCGGTGCCGAACACCAGTTCGTCGGGCACCCGCATCAGGGCGAAGAGGCCCCAGTCCTCGTACCCGGCCTCTCGGCACGCGCGCAGCTCCGCAGCCGCGGACTCGTCCAGCCGCTGGTAGACGACGTCGTTCCAGTCGACCTCCAGCTTCCGGCTGCCGTCCTCGTGCAGCCGCGTCGGCGTGCTGGGGCCGGCGATGATGAACCCGAGCTCGCGCTCGGTGGCCTCCATCTCCTTCGACGTCGGCACGAACCGCAGGCCCTTCTCGACCAGTCGCTCGGCGGCCGCTTCCGCACCGTCCTCCGGTTCGATCACCGCGGCGATCCGGCGCACGAGCTGCGGCTTGAGCCGGTCCAGCGACCGCTCGACGAAGCGCCGGATCCGCTCAGCGGCGTCCCGGTCCTCGATCTGGGCCTGAAGCTCCTTGACCTGCTCCTGCAGCTCCGCGGCCGCCGCGTAGTTTCCCTCGTTCGCTTCGTCGGCGGCCATGCGCGCCGCGAGCTCCTGCAGCTCCGAGGGCTTGGTGAAGTGGTCCCAGCCCTTGTCGCAGGTGCACTTCTGCGCGTTCTTCCCGCCGCCCTCGGGGTCGATGGCCACGTGTTCGCCCGCGGTGGTCTTCGTCGGCGAGGTGATGGTGTCGCATTCCGCGTGCCGACGAAGCCCGTCTCCGCGGATACGCTGCTTGCTGTCCGGCACCCAAATACCGCAGGTCGGACACCAGCGGTCGTGCTCGTTACTCATGATCAACTCTCTTCTGTGGTAGCCGGCCCGGACGTCGGGATCCCGACGAACCGCGCCACGGAGCCACCCCGCGTCCGGACATCGTCGAGGCGCTTGACCTCGGCGGCACCGTCGCGCGTGATGGCGTACTTCAGGTAGCCGCCGGCCTTCAGCTGGCCCGCGGTGTTGGTGGCGGTGACGTCACCGACCTCTTCGATGTGGCCGGCGTGCACCAGCTCGTCGAACGCCTCGTTCCAGATCGTCAGCGCCCGGCCGCGCGTCGTCGTGCCGCGGGCGGTCTGGATGGACTTCGTCTTGGTCAGCCCCGCGGTGGAAACCGCGAACACCCGCAGCAGCCGCTCCCGCTCGCCCATGGTGACGTCGCGGGCCGGGGGCGCCGCGTCCGCGCCAGCGTCCTCGGACTCGGCCGCGGTCACCAGGTAGTGCATCGGCGACTGCAGATTCCGCGCGTCGTCGCGCCACACCTCGCGGTGCACGGCGTAGGTGCCCGAGACCTGCCCGCCGAGCGTCACGGTCAGGTCGACCGACGTCCGGCGCGTGGGGTCCTCGGCGTAGGGCTTCGCCGGGATCAGCTTGTCGATCGCAACGTTGATCAGGAACCGGCCCCACTCGGCGAGGCCCGAGCCGGACCAGCGCTCGACGCCCTTGCCGGTGCCGCTCTGGTTCCAGTGCGCGGTCACCAGCAGCGCCGAGGACAGCTCCTGGGCGATGCCCTGCAGGTTGCCGAGCACGGCGCCCATCTTCGAGAGCGTCTTGCCGTCCGCCTCGTCGCCGGCGCTCATGTACCAGGGGTCGATGGTGATCAGGTCGGGCTGGAATCCCTCGAGGTTTTCGTACAGCCGGCCGACCTCGTCGGGCCGGTCCATCCGGGTCGCGCCTTCCTGGAACATCAGCCGGTCGAGCACCTCGTCGGTGAGCTCGATCCGCTTCCAGCGGGCGACGGCGCGCAGCCGGTCGACGAACTCGGCGAAGTCGCCTTCGTTGTGCATCATCGCGACCCGGCCGACCTTCACCGGCACCACGCCGAGGAACGGCGTGCCGCTGGCGACCGAGAGCGCGGCGTCGATCGCGAAGAAGGTCTTCCCGGCCTTGTACTGCGCACCGAGCACGCCGTACGAGCCGGCCCGGATCCAGTCCTCGATCAGGAATTCCGCCGGCGCCTCGGCCGCGGCCTTGAGGACGTCGCGCATCGGCTGGAACCCGCGCGCGGCGACCCGGGCGGCGTACGGGTACTTGATCTCGGTGTGCCGGCGCTCGGCCTCGGCGCGGACCATGGCCCGCTGCAGCTCGGCGCGGACCAAGTTCTCCCAGGCCGCGTACGCCGGGTCAAACGGCGCCTCCGCAGTGGGGGCACCGGAGGCCCCCTCCGGAAAAGGGGGCACCACCCCAGGGTCAGCGGGAGGCGTCGGCAGCCCGATCAGGCGCGGCCGCTCCCAGCCCAGGGCCTCGAGCTCCGTGGGCGTCAGCTCGGCCTCGTGCTCGTCGGCCCAGGTCTCGTACTCCGGAGTAACTGAAATCTGCTGAACCGGAAGTTGCTCCGAATGGCCCATTTCGATCGGCGCGCCGTTGCCGACAAGCAAGGGGGTCTGCGCTCCGGTGGGCCAGCTCTCTGACGTCGCACCGGCCGCAGTTGTCCGGGTTCCCGGAGATCCGTAACCAAGCTGAGATGCAGCGATCGGGCCGGCGAGCGTGGCAGGGACTCCCGGAATGGCGATGAGCGGCGTGATCTCGCGCTCGATCCCCTCGGCGCGGCAGGCCAGCTGAATGTCGCCGCCGTGATCCCGCAGCGCCACGTACTGGATCTTGGTGAAGGTCTTGCCGCCGGTGGCGAGGAAGTCCGGCGGGTTGTCCGTCCAGACGTGCAGGGGCGCGTGCCCCGGCGAGTCGTCGTAGGTCGCGCAGCCGACGTCGTGCGCCGTGGCGCTCTTCGGCGAGGCGTGCACCCCGGGCGCGGTCCAGATCTCGCAGCCGCAGCTGTCCGGCAGCCCGGTGTTGAACCAGCCGTCCGGCTCCAGCAGCACGTCCCACGGTGTCGCGGCGGCCCAGGCGTCGATGTGCGGCTCCTGGCCCTCGACGCGGGTGGAGCGCCGGGCCTCCTGCTCGACGGCGCGCTGCTGCCGGCCGCCGATGTAGTCGAGGATGCGCTGCAGCAGCCACTTCGGCGCCGGGTGGACGTCGCCGACGAGCAGATAGCCGCCCTCCTTGCGCACGGACGGCGGCACCAGGACCTGGCGCGCGGCCCACATCGCGATCCAGCCGCTTTCGTCCTTCATCGCGCCGTCGTCGACGGGCAGGTCGAAGCCCTCGGGCAGGCTGAACCAGTAGTGGCCGCCGTTCTTGTGCTTCCAGACGTCGGCCTGGGTGTCGTACACGCCGGGCGAGGCGACGGTCATCCCGAACGGCAGCGGCTCGCCGGTGGCGGCGTGCCAGGAACGCGCGAAGGCGTCGTTCTCGGCGTCGGTGTCGACGTCGACGACCACCACGCGGCTCGCGGAGAGCTCCACGCCGAGGTTGATCGCGCCGTAGTTCCGGACGAGCCGACGGATGATCCGGTCGGAGTCCTTCTCGTCGGTGATCGCGTGCTTCACGCCGCAGGCGTGCCGCACCGAGTGCCAGCGCGCGCGACCGGCGACCCGCGCCGCGGCCTTGGCCTCGTCGTCGGCCCGCTTCTTGTCGCGCTCGGGCAGCGTGCACATCGGCTGCTTGGTCCCGGGCAGGCACGGCACCACGGCGAAGCCAGCTCGGACCGCGGCGCGGGCGAGGTGCACCAGGGAGTCCTCGCCGTCGACCGCGGGAGCGCCGAACACGGCAGCAAAGCTCGACTCCGCTATCATCGGACCAGCCTTTCTTCGACGGACGGGCGGGTACGGACCCCGAGTGCGTGGTCAACGAGCTCGGGGTTCTTCCGCGTCTCGATCACGATACCCGCGCCTTCGTGCCCTGTACGGGAAGCTCAGAGGTCCTGCTCGGTGGCGAGAGCGGCGTACCCGTCGTAGCTGTAGCGGTACAAGGCGTAGCGCTGCTCGCCGTCGGCCTGCGCCAGCATGTAGACGTGGATTTTGCCGTGGTCCACAGTGGACGGACGATGGACAGCAACACGAGGCTGGACTGCTCGCCCTTGGTGGCCGTCGCACGGACCTCCGATGAGCTCGTAGGTCCAGTACTCCGGTTCTGGTTCCGGTTTTTCTTCCATTGCACTGCCTTTCGTCCCCCGTGAGCGAGAATTGCGGAGAGGGAGAACGAGACGAGGAACAGTGTTCCCCATAGATTCGGGCTCACGCAGCGGCCCACCTTTCTCCCAGTTCTGCCATGTCGGTTTTGAGAATGGGAACCCGTCCGGCGCGCTCGATGAGACGCAACGGCGGGCGCTCCATGATGGTGCGAATGTCGTGGGCGGCTTCACTGTCCACAATGGCCTCATCGTGCATCGGGAAGTACACCGCGTCGGCGAGCCCGGCATCGATTACCGCGATCAGGGCCTCGGCGAGGATGTCGTAGGCCGAGCCTTGGACGAAGTAGTTGACGCCCTTGTGCGACGCGACGCTCTGGCGGCCCTGGTACCAGCCCATCGGGATCGGGATGATGCGCCCGGACACCGTCGGCACGAGCTGGAACCGGTTCGCCAGCTCCCGCAGGTCGTAGGTGAACGACAGGACCTTCGGCATGACACCGAACACCGCGTTCTTGATCTCCTCGGCGCGGAAGGGGTCCACGCCGAGCTTGAACGCGGTCAGGTCCTTGCCCTGGCCGTACAGCGTGCCGAGTGTCTGGGTTTTGGCTGGTTTTCGTCCAATCCCAGCGACCCGGCCGACGATCATGTATAGATCGTCGGTGCTGTTCTCGTACATCGAGATGATGTTCTCGTCGCCGGCGACGTAGGCGATCGTGACCGGCTCGATCTGCGACCAGTCGATCGAAGTTCCGTTGCCGTCGAACAGGATCACGCCGCGGGCGAGCGGCGGGAACTGCTGCAGGGGTGGGTCGCCGACGCTCATCCGGCCCGTGGTGGCGCCGAAGTAGTTGATCGTGGGGTGTAGCCGCAGGTCGCCGTTGACGTCGTACTCGGCGAGGTCGCGAGCTTTGGTCAGGTAGTCGTTGTAGATCTTCAGGTGCTCTTTGTGCCAGACGAAGTCGATCGCGACCGGGTGCTGCAGCTTGGCGAGGTCGTCCTTTTTCCCGGACAGCACCTTAGTTTTCCCGGTCCGCGGGTACGCCTCGGGAAGGACCCCCTGCGGCTCCAACCAGCCGAGCAGGCTCTGCGCGTTCGTCGGCTTGATTCCGAGTTGCTCCAGCTGCCATTCCTTCTGTCGCAACTCGGCGTCGAACTTCTCGTTGTAGCGATCGAGGAATTCGAGGTCGATCTTGTAACCTTTGACCGCCTTGGCCAGGCTCATGCGGTTCAGGCGCTGCTCGCGCTCGATCAGCCGCCACGCCTCGTCGCCCTCGACGCCCCAGTCCTGGAACGGGTGATCGGTGAGCCGGACGTACGCGGCCATCTTGATCGGGTCGAGCAGGCGCGCGGTGACGATGGCGTCCGCCGCCGCGCCGCGGATGTAGACCGGGCGGTCGAGGTCGAACTTCCGGTACATCTCGCTGGCCGACCGCATCCCGACGGCGCGCGCCGAGGTGAGCATGCCGTCCTTGTCGAACCCGTAGCCGAGGTACCGCTCGGCGCACGCGGCCAGCGTCTTGCGGACCTGCTTGTCGGGCTCGGCGAGCCGGCCCGTGAGCACGGTGTCCCAGATCTTCCCGCAGTGCTCGGGCCGGATGAGCCGGTTCGCGCCGAGGTTCGGGACGTCGTAGCAGGAGTTGTGGAACACGAGCAGCGGCGCGAGATCGATGATCTTTTGGATCATCAGCCACTGCGCCGGGTCGCGCGGGTCGAGGATGACCGCGCAGTCGCCGTCCGGCACGGGCGAGAAGATCACGCACTTGATTCGGCGCCCGTCGGCGCCGAGGCCCTCGGACTCGATGTCACAGGAGACGCCGCACCCGCGGCGCAGCAGCTCGAAGCCGGCGGCGATCGCGGCGTCCCGGCCGACGTAGATCCAGGCGCCGAGGCTTTCCAGCCACTGGCGCCCGGACCACGCCGGCTTCACGGGAGGTCGGTACGTCCTCAACCCGGCCACCCGGGGAACTGCGTCGGATCGGCCTCGTGCTGCTCGGCGGCCTGGATCGCGGCGGCCGCGGAGAGCATGTCGATGGACTTCTCCTCGGGAATGCAGCTGCAGCCCCAGTAGTACTCCGGCTCGGGCTGGTAGCCGTTCTCCGCGCGTCCGTGTGGCGTGTGCGGCCGGGCCCAGATCCGGTGGACGGGAGCGGAGCACCGCCGGACCAGCTCGTCCAGCGCGGGCACCATGCTCCCGTACGTCTCCGTGAGCGCGTCACGGCCGGCGTCGGCGTCCTTCCAGAGCTCGGCGACCCGGCGCGCGGACTCGATGATCCGGTCGGTGCTCACGGCTCAGCCCTCGCCGCCGTCGACGAGCACGACGCTCTTCAGGACCTTCGGCTTGGTGATCGCGGCGTCGACCGCGAGGTCGTTCAGCGCGATGGTCTTGATCTTGCGCTTGTCGAAGCTCGCGACGCCCTTCAGGAACTTCGCGATGTAGTGGTCCCGCGCGGGGATCTTGTCCTCGGCCACGATGACGGCGGCCTGGGCCTGGTAGCTGACGAGAAACGGCTTCACTTGGCGTTTTCCTTTTCGATTCTGTCCTGATAGGACTTGGTGACGGAGCAGCCCCACGGCGCGTGGGTACGCTTGTCGGCGGTCGGCACGAGGCGGTGCACGTCCTGGTGCTCCTCGCACTCGTACCAGGCCACCGGCTTCTGCTCCGGGTCGATGTCCGGGTGCTCGGGCGCCCAGAAGACCCGGTAGCGGGTGAGGTACTCCTGCATGTCCCGGCGCAGAACGTCGGAACCGGAGAGCTTCTCCGCGACCTGCGCGAGCTGCAGGAAGGGCTTCCAGATCTCGTCCGGCGCCCGAATCGTCCGAGGCTTGTCGGCCTCGTCCATCGTCTGTACGTCGGTCATAGATCGGAACCCTATCACCTGTATTGCGGAGCGCAATACGTAGTTGCTAGGGTGACGGAACCACAGACCCTGGAGGCAGTCGATGCCCAAGTTCTTGAACCGATCCACCCGGCAGCTCGTCTGGCAGTACGGGAACGAGCTGGCCGCAGGAGCCAACTTCGAGCGCAAGGACGCCGCGCCGAAGGCGTTCGCCGCGCTGGAGAAGCTGCTGGACGCTTGCGTCGAGGCCGAGGCGAACGCGGCCCGCGGCCGGATCCCGATGGTCACCGTGCACTGGATCCGGAAGACCATCACCGAGTCGCTCAACGCCGATGGCTGACCAGGAGGGCCGGCGCTGGTACGGCGGCATGAAGCCGGTCAAGGATTCGGGGTACACGCCGTCACCCCAACTTCCGCCGCCCCCGCCGATCAAGGAGAAGCCGAAGGACACGCGGCCGCCGCAGGAGGGCACAGGGGAGGAGTCGGTCGAGTGAACGACTGGATCGTGCTCAGCATCGGAATAACGATTGCCCTGCTCGCTGGGCTCGGAGTTGCCTTGGTCATGCGAGAGCACCGATGACGCTGCGCCCCTACCAGGTCATCGCGCGCGACCGCGTCTTCGAGGCGTGGTCGAGCGGGCTGAGCCGGGTCGCGCTGGTGCTGCCGACGGGCGCCGGGAAAACGGTGATCTTCTCCGAGATCATCCGCCAGTTCATGGTCACCTTCCCCGGGCTGCCGGTGCTGGTGCTGGCTCACCGCGACGAGCTGCTGCAGCAGGCCGCCGAGAAGCTCGGACACTGGGTGCCCGGCGTGCCGGTCGGCGTCGTCAAGGGCACGCTCAACCAGGTCCACCGGCCGATCATCGTGGCCAGCCAGCAGACGCTCGCCCGCGAGGGCCGGATCGCCCGGCTGCCGGACTTCGGCCTGGTCGTCGTCGACGAGTGCCACCGGACCATGGGTCCGAGCTACCTGCGCGTGCTGCAAGAGCTCGGCTGCACCGACCCCGAAGGCCCGCTGACCCTGGGGGTGACCGCGACCTTCACCCGCGAGGACACGAAGAAGCTCACCGACTTCTACGAGGCCGTGCCGTTCGCCCTCGACATCATGGAGCTGATCCTCAATGACCCGCCGTACCTGGTCGAGCCGCGGTTCAAGCGCGTGCTGCTTGAGGGTCTCGACCTCTCCGGCGTCCCGCTGAGCCGGCTCGCTCGTGGCACGGACCTGGCCGCCACCGAGCTGGCCGAGGCGATGGACCGGGCCGGCGCGCCCGGCGTCGTCGCGGCGGCGTACGCGCGGCACGCCGCCGACCGCCCGGGCATGTGCTTCACGCCGACCGTCGACTCCGCGGCCGACGTCGCCGACGCGCTCAACGACGTCGGGATCTCCGCGGTGATGCTGTCCGGCCGCTCATCGCTCCGGGACCGCCGCTCGGCGCTGGAGCGCTACGCCCGCGGCGAGATCCAGGTGATCACCAACGCGGCGCTGCTCGGCGAGGGCGTCGACGCGCCCCGGACCAGCTGCGTGGTCGTCGCTCGGCCGACGCTGTCGAAGACCCTGTTCCGACAGATGGTCGGCCGCGGACTGCGGTTGCACCCGGGCAAGACGGATTGCCTGATCCTCGACGTCGTCGGCGCGACCGGCCGCAACGACCTCAAGACGCTCAACGACGTGACCGACGTCGAGGTAACGGTCGAGGAAGACGAGACCCTCGGCGACGCCGTTCGGCGCACGCTCCCCGCCGCTCCCCGCGAGCCGAGCGTCGAGGGCGAGGGCATGGTCTCCGGCTCGCTGCTGGCCATCGACGTCGACCCCTGGGCGATCGAACAGGCCCGCGGCCGGCCGAAGAACGCCGCCGGGGAACCGCTCACCGACGAGGAGCTCGCCGAGCTGGAGCGCCAGCGGCAGCTGGAGCTGCAGATCGCGGAACAGGAGAAGGAGAAGCGGCTCCGGCGCCGGTACAAGCACGTCCCCATGCGCAGCGGCTGGCACCTCATCACGAACCGGCAACGCTTCTTCGTTCCGCTGGAGACCACCGACGGGAAGTCCGGCTTCGTGGTCGTGGTGTCCGTCCCGGGTCCACGGTACGTCGTTGGCCTGCAGCTGACGGACATCACCTCGTTCGAGCCGCGCGTCTTCGAGCACGCCGCCGACGCGATGAGCTACTCCGTGCGCTTCACGCTGGGCCTCGTCCAGCAGGCCCTGGAACGCCACCAGATCGACCCCGATGCGACGTGGCGGAAGAAGCCAGCGACCGAGGGACAGATCAGCAAGGCCCGGCAGTACACCGGTGAGAACGTCGACTTCGACGAGTGGCACTATCGCGGACAAGTGTCCGATTTCATCAGCTGGGGAAAGTGGCACCGGCAGGTCGATCAGTTCGCGGATCGCCTTGCCGAAGTGGCTAACTCAAGTGCTAGTATGTCGGCAGCCACGACATGACAGCACGGTAGACCGAACGCACGAAAATCCGTACGAGAGCAAGGAAACAGTCATGGGCGGACGCCAGAAAAGGCTCACGCAAGCGCGCCGGAAAACTCTCAAGACCGAGATGACGGACGCACTCGTCGCCGGCCAGTTCCGACTGACCGAAGGCCAGTCGCTCGACTCCGTCCTGGACGAGATCGACGACGGCATCAAGAACGACCGGTACCCGATCGACGTCGACCTCCCGAAGTTGATGGCGATCTGGTCCGGAACCCCCGCGCCCGCGGAGGCGCAGACGGCGGCCGGGAGCGAGCAGGGAGCGCCCCCGGCCGCGGAGACCCACGCCGACCTCGTCGCGGCCCAAGCAGTCGCCAACACGGGCGGCACGCAGCAGGAAGTCATGCTCGCGGCGGGCGCCCCCATCGGCCCGGCCGCGGTTCCCGGCACCATCGAGCACGCACAGGCAGTGAACGGCGCCAGCCCGACGGCCCAGGCCATCCTCGGCACGGGCCCAGCCATCGGCACCGGCAACGCGATCCAGGGTGGCCACCCGGCCTATTCCTCGGCGCAGCAGGCCGTGGTGCAGCTCAACGGCGACGGCACCGCCGCGCACCCGCTCCCCGGCCCCGCGGCCGCTCCGGGCGTGTACCAGGGTCACCCCGCTCTCGACGCGGCTGTCGAGATCGGCACCCTGCCCGCGGCGCCGGCGCCTGCCGAGGAGAAGGTCCCCTGCGTCGATGTCGACCTGGATCCGGTCCGGGATTGGCTGCAGGTCGCCCGGAGCGCCGAGGAGAAGATCGCCAAGGCCAAGGACATCAAGGACATGGCGCTGAGCCAGGTCAACGACTACCTCGACCAGCAGGGGGGCCCGGACACCTCGAAGAAGGGCATCCTCGACGGCCAGCACGCGGTCCAGCGCACCTTCTGCCGTCGGAAGGTCTTCAGCAAGGAAGCGTTGCTCAAGGACCACCCCGAGATCTCCGAGGAGCAGTACACGGAGAAGACGCCGTACTACCGGACCGAGCTAAAGTGACTGGCGAGCGCCGCGTTTTCACGCAAGAGGCCACGGCGGAGTTCATCGCGAAGTACGCCGGTGGCCCCAAGGCAGCTGCCGAGATCGTGGAGCGGCGAGTCGAGGAGAAATTGCGCGAAGAAGGTATTTCGGCGTTCAAGTCTCGATGGGAGAAGTGGACCCGAAATCCGGATGGCTCATGGGGCTGGGCGTCCGTAGAGCCGACGTGGATGTACCAGGTTCGAGGAATCCGGTATCGGTTCGTTGCAGTGGAGATCCTGTGACAGCAACGGTTCCTGGCCTCGGCACCTACGTCTCCCAGCGCGGCACCATGCAGGGAGGCGACACCGAGCTGCGCGATCTGCTCATCGACCTCATTCTGGCGCACGAGAAATCGCGCCCGCGGTCGATGCAGACGAAGCTCGGCCCGTCGGAGATCGGCGAGCCGTGCCCGAGGAAGCTGGCATACAAGATCTCCGGTTTCCCCGAGCCAGAGTCCTATGTGGACGATCCGTGGTACGCCATCATGGGCACCGCGGTCCATACGCGCATCGGCACGGCGCTCGACTGGGACAACTCCATGGCCGAGGCACAGGGCCACGGTCCGGAATGGCTGATCGAGCAGCGCGTCACCGTGCGCGTCGGTCCAGACGGCGTCGAGCTGGACGGTTCGATGGACGCCTACAGCTTCCGGCTCAAACGGCCGGTGGACCACAAGCTCGTCGGCAAGACCAACCACACCAAGTACCGACGCCACGGCCCGCCGATGGACTACAAGGTGCAGATCAACGCCTATGGGGTCGGAGCGGTGAATCGCGGGCTCAAGGTCGAGAAGGTCTCGATCGCGTTCTACCCGCGGTTCGAGTACCTCTCCAAGGCCCTGTACGTCTGGACCGAGCCGTTCAACCCGGCGCTCGTCGACCGCGCGCTGCAGCGAGTCGACATCATCACCGCGCTGGTCCGCGAGCTCAACCCGCTCGCGGATCCCTTGCAGTTCACCAAAATCAAAGCCGTCCCGAGCGACAACTGCCGGCTGTGCCCGTGGTTGAGCCCTGGCGAAGACACCGGGATGACCTGTCCCGGCAACCTGAAAACGAGCTAGGCCGAAAGAACGGAACGAACGACATGACCGCACCGACCGGCATCGGGCAGTACGTCCGGCCGCAGAACCAGGCGCAGGGCGACCGCGTCCAGGCCCAGCAGATGGTCGACCGACCCATGCTGCTCTGGGTCAAGGACGTCAAGCACATCAACCGCACGCAGTACCAGGCGGACGGCGGCGATGGCGTCATCGTCGACTTCATCGACCTGCAGACCAACACGCCGTACATCGGCGTGATGTGGATGGCCGGCGCGATCGTCGACGGGCTGCGCCCGTTCGTCGAGGACGGCAACGCCTACCCGGTGATGATCAAGAAGCAGAAGGGCGGCAAGTTCGGCTACTACAACGCGATCGAGCCGATCACCGAGCAGCCGTGGCTAGACCACGTGACCGCGAACTTCCAGACCTTCGTCAACCTCATCGCGCAGACCCGCGCGGCGAAGGAGCAGGAGTGGGCCGCGGCGATGGCACAGCAGAACCAGCCGCCCGCGCCCCCGGCCCCGCCCGCTGGCCCGCCGACGATGACGCCGATGCAGGTCGCCGCGAACCCGCAGGCCGGCCTGTACGACCAGGCGATGGCGATGCAGCCGCCGCACGTCCAGCAGGCGCTGCAGACGGCTCCGGCCGCCCCGGCGCCCGTCCAGCAGCCGCCCGCCCCCGCGGCGCCCCCGGCGGCAGCTCCGGCCGCCGTCGCCCCGCCGCAGGCTCCCGCGGCCCCGGCCGCTCCGCCGCAGCAGTACGCGGCCCCGGCCTACGCGCCGCCCGCCGCTCCGGCGGCACCCTCGGCGCCGGTCGCCCCGCCGCAGGCCCCCGCTGCGCCTGGCGTCCCGGCTCCGCCGGCGGCCGCTCCGGCCGCCGCGCCCCCGGGGCAGATGACGAACACCAGCGTCGCGGCGCTGCAGGCCCAGCTCGACGCGCTGGGTTAAGCTGAAGACTGGTCTCATGGTCGGGACCTGCGATGGAGCCCCGCCACTCGGCGTTCGGAACCCGAGCGGCGGGGCTTCGCGCTGACCAGCCATTACGATCAGTAGCATGCGGTCGAAGAGCTGGGTCCCCGACGACGGGAACAACGGCGTCCCCGACCTGGTCGACTCCTTCGAGTTTGCCGCTCAGGCTTTCGAACAGCAGTCCATCCCGATCTCCGAGTTCTACGACGACCCCGTGGGCTTCGTCCGGGAGTTCGTTGACTTCTCCGACTCGGTCACCGGCGCCGAGCGCGGGCTCACCGACTACCAGGACGAGATCATGGACGCCGTGCCGAAGCACGGCCGGATCTGCGTCCGCGGCCCGCACGGTCTCGGCAAGACGACCACCAACGCCCTCACCGTGCTCTGGTTCGCGATCACCCGTGAAGACGCTGGGCGCGACTGGAAGGTGGCCACTACCGCCGGCGCCTGGCGGCAGCTGGAGCACTACCTCTGGCCTGAGATCAAGAAGTGGTCGCGGAAACTGCGCTGGGACAAGCTCGGCATGACGCCGTGGCGCGAAGGCACCTCGGGCGAACTGCTCAGTCTGTCGCTGAACCTCAAGCACGGCAGCGCTTTTGCCGTCGCCAGCTCCGACGAGAAGAAGATCGAAGGTGTGCACGCCGACAGCGTCCTGTACATCTTCGACGAGTCGAAGGCGATCCGGCCGCAGGTCTTCGAGGCCGCGGAAGGTGCCTTCTCCGGTGCGTCGAAGTCGACGGGAAAACGTCCCAGCGCGCCGCCGGCTGTTCGTGGCATGGAAGCCTACGCCGTCGCGACGTCCACGCCGGGCGAGCCGCAAGGCCACTTCTACGAGATCCACATGAACCCGGACAAGTTCCCGGACTGGAAGCGCCTGCACGTCACGCTCAAGCAGGTCATCCACGCGGGTCGGATCTCGCAGGACTGGGCCGAAGCCCGGAAGAACCAGTGGGGCGTCGACTCCGCGCCGTACCAGAACCGCGTCCTCGGCGAGTTCTATGCCTCGGCCGCCGACGCCGTGATCCCGCTCGCTTGGGTCGAGGACGCGATCGAGCGCTGGAAGGTCTGGGAGAAGTCCGGGCGCCGGAAGCACGCGCCGACGAAGGTCCTCGGCGTCGACGTCGCGCTCGGCGGCACCGACTTCACTGGCATTGCGCACCGGTGCGGTCACGTCGTGGAGAAGGTCGAGAAGCTCACGCTCTCGAACACGGTGAAGATCGCCAAGGAGGTCAAGGCGCGGCAGCGGCCCGCCGACGAGTCCGTTGTGGACGCCATCGGCGTCGGCGCCGGCGTGCTCGCGACCCTGCGGAGTTGGGGTCTGCGCGCCCGGCCGTTCACCGCGAGCAAGAAGTCGTTCAAGAAGGACATCTCCCGCGAGCACGGGTTCCTCAACCGCCGCGCCGAGATGTGGTGGGGGATGCGCGAGCGCCTCGACCCCGCCTTCGAGCCGGACGTGTGCTTGCCGCCGGATGACCAGCTCATCGGCGAGCTCACCGCACCGAAGTGGACGGAGACCGCTTCCGGGAAGCTGCAGGTCGAGTCCAAGGACGACATTCGCAAGCGCCTCGGCCGCTCCACCGACCTCGCCGACGCTGTGCTGCAGACCTTCGTCAGCCGCGAGAGCGAAAGCGACATCCATGTCCCGGAGAATGGCGGCAGCGGCACGCAGAAACTGCTCGCCGCCGTCCAGCAGTTCCAGCGGGCCGGGTCGCTGGACGAGTTCGAACCGGGCGCTGCGGGCCCCGGCACCCACGCGTTCGGCAGCGGGAACGAGGCGCACTCGTTCGCGCGCTGGGAACAGGAGTTCTAGATGGTCAAGCGCAGTGGCGGCGCTACCCGCGTCCTGGAGCAGGCCACCACGCCCCCGGCGTCGGCCATCGAGCTGGCGCCGCTCCGCGCGCCGGTCGCCGTCCGCGAGCCCGAGCCCATGACCAAGGAGCTGGTCACCCGCGCGGAGGACCTCGAGCGCGGCACGCCGTTCGACTGGACCGGCTTCGGGGACAGGCCCTGGACGCAGCTCGCCGACGACGAGTTCCTCGTGACCACGATGACCGAGCGCGAGTGGATCGAGGACGTCCGCCGGATGCTCGACCGCGGCGGGCAGCCGGCCGCCGTGGAGAAGGCGCTCAGCCTGCCGATCCGCTCGGCGAACCTGACCATCGAGAAGCCGGACAAGGACTCCGGGCAGACCGAGTTCGTGCGCGAGGTGCTCTACAGCTCGGGCCAGAGCGACGGCATGAAGCCCGACCTCGTCGCGATCGTCGCGCAGATGGCAATGGCGATCGCGTACAAGCGCACCTTCCACGAGATCGAGTGGACCCGGCGCCCGGACGGCCGCTCGGCGTATAGCAAGGTCGCGTGGCGGCCGCCGCAGACCTGCGAGCCGATCCGCGGGCTGGCCAACGGCGACCTGCTCGGCTTCCGGCAGATGATCGACAGCCGGGTCTGGGGCGACCCGCGGTTCCACCGCGAAGTTACCCGGATCGGTAACGAACGCCGAGACGAGTTCGGGTACGTCCGGATCCCGATGAGTCGGGCCGTGATCCACATCCACGGCCAGCACCGCGACCCAATGAACGGCATCTCCGACCTCGCCGTGACGCACTGGGCGTGGACCCTGCAGCAGAAGATCCTGCTCATGTGGGCCACGTTCCTGGACGGCACGAGCCTGCCGAAGGTGCTGGCCTACGGCGAGGACAAGCCCGAGGCCGACCGCAGCGCCGCCACGATCGCGAGCCTGCGCGGTTCCGGCGTCGTCGGCCTGATCCGACCGTCCGGCCTGGACCCCTCGATCAAGCCGTTCGACACCCTGGACACCTCGGGCGCCGGCGCTGCGCAGTTCGCCGAGATGATCAACTACCTCGAGCAGCAGATGACCAAGAGCGTGCTCGCCGGGTTCCTCGACCTGACCAGCAACGCCACCCGCGGCATCGGCTCCTACGCGCTCTCGGCGGACCAGAGCGGCCTGTTCCTGACCAGCCGCCAGGCCGCGGCCAAGGAGCTGGGTGCCACCGTGACCCAGCAGCTCATCGCCCCGCTCGTCCGCGTGAACTTCGGCACCAAGGCCGCGGTCCCGCGCCTGGTCTTCGAGCAGATGGGCCAGGAGCAGAGCACGCTGGCCATGCAGATGCTCCAGCAGCTCGGCTCGGTCCAGAACGTCAGCGTGCCGCCGGGCTTCCTGGACCTGCTCATCGAGCGCGTCAGCCAGTTCCTCGACCTGCCGGACGACAAGGTCGAGAAGCTACTCACGGAGCACGCCCAGGTCCGCGCGCGGATGGCCGAGCAGATGGGGCGGCCGCCAGAGCAGAGCGCCACGCCCGAGGGCAAGCTCACCGACGCGGTGAACGCCGCCGGCGACGCGGTCGCCGCTAAGCAGAACGGACGTCCGGTAAACGCGCAGCAGCTCCAGGCCCAGGCGAAGTCCAGCATGTCGCCCGCGCACGAGCAGCTGCGGCAGGATCGAGCGGAAAAGCAGTGAACGCACCCTGGCCCGAGAGCGAAGACGAGGAGCCGACGCCCCTCTTCTTCGCCGTGATCAGCAAGGAGGACCCCGTGTCCGAACCCACCACCCCCGACTCCGGCGACGTCGATCCGCAGGAGCCCGGCACCGTCACCGGCTACCGGAAGCACACCCAGCAGGAGGTCGATGCGGTCAACACGACCAAGGGCATCGAGAACGACCTCGGCCGTTGGATCAAGCAGCTGCAGGCCGACCTCGAGAACGTCGACGGCCGCTGGGTCGCGATCGCCCGGACCCACTTCCAGCAGGGCTTCATGGCGCTCAACCGCGCCGTGTTCCAGCCGGACAGCGAGCTCTGACATGCCTGTGACCTGGGACCCATGGTGGGACACGCCCGTGCCCGCGAACCGGGCTGACCGCCGCAAGGCAGCTCGCGCCGAGCGGCGGAAGCGCCGCCGATGACCGAGCCTCTCCGCGCGCCGGTCGCGCCCGAGCTGCCGATCGAGGACACCGCGGTCCCGCCCCCGGGTGCGACGCTGCAGGAGATCCTGGCCGCCCTCGTCGCCGCCATGGTGGCGGGGGCGCCGGTCATGCTGCTCGCGCGGATCCTCGGCCGGCTGCCGGACCTGACCCGGCCACTCGCGGAGAGGATCCTGCTCGGCCGCGGCTGGGCCGGGCTGCTGCAGGCCACCGCCGAGGAGTACTCGCTGCTTCCGCGGCTGGCCACGCCGCCGGTGCAGGTGCTCGTGCAGGTGGCCACGATGAACGCGTTCCGGCGCGCCGCGTACCTGGCGAACGCCGTCCAGCGGCTGGCGCCCGCCGTCGCGAGCGGGGACGCCGACCGCCTGTTCCGTGCCGAGCGCGCCGAAGACCGGTACTTCGAGCAGTTCCAGGCCGCCGAACGCCGCCGCAACGCCGCCGGCCAGCGAGTGGCTCTACTCGCTGGTAACTACGGTCTCGACGCCCGCGGCGAGCTGCTGATGGGCTGGAACGCCACGCTGGACAGCCGGACCTCGGCGGACTGCCGCTGGGCGCACGGCCGGAACTTCAACGCCCTGGTCATGCCGCCGATCGGCTACCCCGGCACGGTCCACTTGCTCTGCCGATGCGAACCCCGAGCGCCGTGGGACACGCGCAAGCGGGTCGAGATCGGCACACCCCCGATGCACAGCTGAGAGGTGCCCATGAGCTTCACCGACGAAGAGATCGCCCAGATCGCACACGAGGCCGGGCGCGCTCTGCAGAAGATCCTCGACAACCCGTCGAACGCCATCTCGCCGCCGTGGGACCAGTTTGACGAGGAGCAGCGCGCGGGTGTGATCTCCGGCGTCAAGATCGCGCGCTACGGCGCGCCGCCGCGGGTGCTCCACGACAACTGGGTCCGCGAGAAGCTGGCCGCCGGATGGACGTACGGCGAGGTCAAGGACGCCGAGGCCAAGACGCACCCGCTCCTGGTCGACTTCGACAGCCTGCCGCCCGAGGAGCAGGCGAAGGACTACCTGTTCAGCGGCGTGTGCGCGGCGATGAACGCGGCCGCCGACGTCCGGCAGCGCGCGGCCAACGACGCGCTGCTCCTCTCCGACGCCGAGAAGCTGGTCGCCTCCGGCGGCGGGAACCAGGCTCTCGGCCCGGGGTCGCTGCCGTTCGCCGGCATGCCGCCGGGTCTCGTCCAGGTCCCGGTGGCCCAGCCGCCGGCGAACGCAGAGGAGTGACCATGGTCAGCTCGAGCGTGTATCCCGACCTCGACCGGTCGCCGAAGAAGAACTGGGTCGAGGCCGCCGGCGGCCTGCCCAGCTACATCGAGCGGATCGCCAAGCACATTCACTATGAGGGCGGCAAGGACATCAGCACCGCCATCTCGATGGCGATCTCCCAGGTGAAGCGCTGGGCTTCCGGCGCCGGCGGCGTGTCGGCGAAGACCCAGGCGCTGGCCGCCAAGGCGCTGGCCCAGTGGGAATCGCTCAAGGCCAAGAACGCGGCGAAGAGCGCCGTGAAGATGTCCGCGCGCCGGATCCAGGCCGAGGTGCTGGAACTCGGCGCCCGCCGCGGGCCGTACACCTCACACGTCAAGCACACGAAGCAGTTCGGCAAGAAGAAGGGCGACCTGACCAAGCCCGCGGACTGGCAGCACCCGTACCAGCCGAAGACCCAGGTCGCCGGAGCCTTGAAGGCCAAGCACATCGACAAGTCCGATTTGGACTCCACGGGTGCGCCGAAGCCCGGGAAGTCCGACGACGTGAAGCAGCCGTTGCCCGCCAGCGCCGCGCTGCACGGCGTCGGCCGGAAGGAGCAGCACACCGGCGCGGAGCTCCAGAAGAACGGGAAGAACACGACCCCGGCCAAGGCGGTGAAAAAGGCACCATCGGCTGCGGTCCTGCGGGCCCAGCGCCGCCGGCTGCAGGAGAAGGTGAACAAGGGCACGGCCTCACCGGCCGATCGAGCCAGCCTCAACCGGGTCATCGCCCTGCTCAAGAAGACCGCGAGCAGCTGACCTGCGCAGTAGTACCGGGTACGCGCTGTACCCTTTTCTCAGACGAAGATCAAGGACGGTCCCATGACGATCGAGCTGCTGACGCCGGTCAACACGCGCAAGGGCGAGATCACCGACCTCGCGCGCAAGCGGTACCGGAAGAACATCCTCCCGCTGACGAAGATCAGGTGGAAGGGCAAGGAGAAGACCTTCGACCTGTCGTACATGAAGCGGGTCAAGGAGGCTTTCGACAAGGGGGCGTTCCCGTACGTCCCCGTGAAGCTCGCGCCCGGCGACAACTCGCACACCAACGACGTCCTGCGCACCGGTGGCCGGGTCGTCGGGCTCTCGGTGTCCGAAGAGGAGGGTCTGGTCGCCGACCTCGAGCTCAACGACGACGGCATCAAGGCGGTCCAGTCCAGCGACGGCCACGTCCCGGTGTCGGCGAAGATCCTCGAGCAGCTGGAGCGCGACGACGGCGACTTCGCCAAGTTCGACGCCGCGCTCGCCCACGTCCTCGTCGTCGACGACCCCTACGTCCGGGGTATGACGCCCTGGAAGGAACTCGACGCGGTCGCTCTGTCGGAGAACCGCGCCGAGAGCATCACCGAAATCATCGACCTGTCGGCCGAGCACATCGGCGACTCGGAGGAGAAGATGACCGACAAGAACCAGACGGTGACGCTCTCGGTCACCCCGGACCAGGCCGCACGGCTCATCGAGCTGGCCAACGAGGACAAGGAGCTCGAGGACCTGGGCCTGAAGGCCGAGGACTTCGAGGACGAGGTCGAGGAGACCGACACGAAGTCGGTCCAGCCGACCACCGACGCCGAGGGCAAGCCGCTCGCGCCGAAGACCGCGACCCCGGGCGAGCAGCCGCAGGTCGAGCTGTCCCGTCAGGCGACCGAGGCCATCGAGATGGCTCGCGCCGAGGCGGCCGCGGCGAACGCCCGCAGCCTGGAGCTCTCGCGCCAGCTGCTCGACGCCGGCATCAAGCGCGAGGTCGACGCGTTCGCCGCCAAGGGCCTGGCCCCGGCGATCCTCGAGCTGGCCCGGCCGCTGCTCAGCCAGGTCGAGACCATCGAACTGAGCCGCGACGGCAAGAAGGTCACCACCTCGCCGGCCGAAATCATGCGCGACGTCCTCAACGAGGTCGTCGAGCTGGCCAGGAGCGGTCACGACGTCATCGACCTGGACAAGCTCTCGGGCGTCCTGGTCGAGGACGAGGACGCTTCGGAGAAGCAGATCGAAGTGCAGCTGGCCGCCCTGCGGACCCAGTTCGACGACTGAGTAGGAGAAGCTGATGGCAAACGCTGTCCAGGCGCAGCTGCGCTTCGGGCCCGACACCTACAAGGTGTCCCCGACGGCGACCGGCGTCAACGCGGTCGACGGCGGCCGGCTCGTCGAGTTCGACGCGGCCAACCCCGGCACGATCAAGCTGGCCGTGGTCGACTCGACGAAGTGGCTCGGCGTCGCGCTGCAGCTCGCGCTGCCCGACAACTCGAACCCGAACCTCACGATCCCGTCCGGCTACCCGGCCGTGATCTTCGAGGACATCCCGTCCGAGGTCGGTGTCGCGTGGATCGGGGAGTTCGACCTCACCGCTACGAACGCGGCCCTCGCCCAGGGCGACATCGTCTACCCGGGCGCGGGCGGCCTGATCCAGAAGGCGACCACGACCGGTCGCGCCGTCGGCATCGTCCTCGAGCCGGGCGGCATCGCAGCCAACGGAACCGGCCGCGTCCGGCTGTTCCTCTGATCGAAAGGTAGGACGCAATGCCGGTTCCCGCAGGCATGTACGCGAACCAGGGGCTTCGCGTCGCGGTCAACGACTACATCAAGAACCCGAAGCTGATCCAGGCGCGGTTCTTCGACATCATGCGCAACGAGTTCATGATGGACGGGATCCTGCGCAACGACGGGGGCAACGACTCCGGCGTGGTTCGCTTCGAGCAGGACGCGCCGCTGTTCGCCAACGACGACCCGATGCTGGTCGCCGAGGCGGCCGAGATCCCGCTCGTCACCGGCTCCGACGGCATCCCGAAGGCCGCGTTCACCGTGAAGTACGGTGCCGGTCTCGAGATCTCCCGCGAAGCGCGCAGCCGCAACCGGGTCGACCAGATCGACAAGCGCATGAAGCAGCTGAAGAACAGCTTCCTGCGCCTGTACGAAACGCTGATGTTCAACGCGCTCACCACCGCGGTCACCCAGACCTCGGCGGCGTCGGCCGCGTGGAACCTGGCGACCACGAACATCCGCACCGACATCATCAAGGCCGCCAGCGTCGTTCGCGAGGCCAACGCCTCCGGCGCCGTCGCCGGCCCGGGCGTGAGCGACTACCTCGGCTTCGAGCCGGACACCCTGGTCATCTCGACCCGGACCCGGGACAAGTTGTTCGGCAACACGTCGATCACGTCGATGTACGGCAACGGCTTCACCTACGACACCAAGAACCCGCTCTACACCGGCACGCTGGAGGCCCAGCTCGTCGGGCTGCGTGTCCTGGTGTCGCGGTTCATGGCTGACGACGTCGCGTGGGTCCTGGAGCGCAAGACCGTCGGCGGCTACTCCGACGAGTACCCGCTGCAGGTCGAGCCGCTGTACCCGGACAAGCCGCGTCAGGTCTGGCGCACCGACATCACCCGGCGCACGGCGATCTACATCGACCAGCCGAAGGCCGCCTGCAAGATCACGGGCATCTGAAGGAGGCTCAGGACATGGCTGACAGCACCAAGACCTACGTCGTCACCGCCAGCTCCATCGGCGTGGTCGTCGGCGAGGATCGCCGGACCGGCGTCGACGTGGTCAACTACCACTCCCGCGGTGCGGTGGTGGAGCTCGACCAGGAGACCGCCGACCGGCTGCTCGGGCTCACGCCGCCGGCGATCGCCGACCCGGAGGAGCTGCGCAAGGCCCAGGAGCAGGAGCGCCGCCGCCAGGAAGCGATCGCCGAGGCCGACCGCAAGGCAGCCGAGGAAGAGTACGAGCGCGTCGAGGCGGAGCGGGCGGAAGCGGAGAAGGCCCAGGCCGCCGAGACCGAGAGCACCGACACCGGCGACACCTCGAACCTCACGGCCAAGCAGAAGTTGGTCAAGGAGGCCGAGGAGCTCGGGCTCGACAGCAGCGGCACCGCGGCTGAACTGCAGGCGCGCATCGACGAGAAGAAGGCCGCCGACGCGGCCGGCAGCGGGAGCTGATCCATCGTGCCCGTGTACTGCGAGATCGACGACGTCCGCGACGTGCTCACGCGCGACGCGGCCGCCGACGAGCAGAACAACGGGTCCACTTTGGACGAGGAGAATCTGCAGGCGGCCATCGCCGACGCCCAGTCGGAGATCGACGCCAAGCTCGCGCTGCGCTACACCGTCCCGTTCAGCCCGGTGCCCGACCTGATCAAGCGGATCTGCGTTGCCATCGCGGCCTACCTCGCGGACCTGAACTTCCGCGAGAACCGGGACATGCAGAGCGATCTCAACCCCGTGTTCGCGCGCTACCAGCGCGCGATCGCGCTCCTCGGCAACCTCTCCACGGGAGAGGCAGTCATTCCGCCGGACGGCAGCGACCCGGAGAACCCGCCCGACACGGGTTCCGGAGTCCGGGTCGCTGCCGCCTACAGCCGGCCGCCGCTGGTCAGCGCTCGTGACTTCGACCTCGGTCATCCTCGATTCGAGAACCCGTGGTTCTGGACACCGGAGGGATGGGCGATTCACCCGTGACCAGCTACACGCGCCCCGGCATGGTCGGCGGTTCCTCCCCCGGCTCATTCTTCGACCGGATGGAGGAGCTGAGCAGGCTCGTCGGCACCGGCAAGATCGAGACCCGGGTGACGGTGTCGCAGGCGTACGCCGCCCGGCAAGAGCGCTCGGAGTTCTACGACCACCCGCGCGGCGGCAAAGCGCACGCCCTGCGGGACGCGCTGTACGAGAAGCACCGCGTCCACATTCAGCGGGTCGCCCAGGAGCTGTTCCGGGGCAACACGCAGGTGCTCTACATCCGGTTCGGCGAGGACGTCTCCAGCAAGTACAGCACCGACGCCCCGGTGGAGCTGAACCACCTTCGCCGCTCAGCGGCGGTGCGAGTGCTCGCCGGCGGCCGGACCATCTACTTGCGACCGGCGTCCCAGCGGCGGCTCACCCGGCGCGAGCTGAACGACCGCGTGCGGCTGCACCACTTCGCCAAGCTCCAGGGCCGCTTCAACACCCCGCGGCGGCGGCCATGATCCGCACCCAGCTGATCGCCGACGAGCTCAAGGCTCAGTCCTGGGGCGGCATGAAGCTGCCCTTCAAGCCTGGACCGGAGCAGCTGGAGTTCGACGAGGGCGACACCTCGGCCACCATCACCCGCGTCCCCGGCGGTGGCGGGCTGAGCGCCGAGGGCACCGAGGAGACGTACCTGTTCCTCGTGCTCGTGCGCACGCGCCGGACGCTGCTGGACAAGCTCGAAACGGCAATGGACGAGCTCGACCGGCACCTGCTGAGCATCGGCAGCGGCATGCGCTGGGGCACGTACATCCAGTTCGTCGACCGCGTCGGCGATCCACCACTGCCCGATTACGAGGCTCCGGAACGGGTGCTCGTGGGGGCTCAGTACCAGATCAGAGAAGGACGTGAGTGATGGCTGACGAAACGCGCGTCGTCCGCACGGCCGGGGTGTACGGCAACTTCGTGCTCCCGGGCCTGCTGGACACCGACGACGGTCCGGCGGACCTGGTGATCACACCGGACGGCGCCGAGATCACCTTCGAGCAGTGGAAGGTGGTCGCCGAGGCGGCGACGGCCAACCACGTCGTCGTGCGGCTCGACGAGGACTTCCCCGGCGAGCTGTACGCGGCCGAGCTGGAGAAGCACCAGCAGGCCAAGGCCGACGCCGCGAGCGGGAACGCGACCGGCACCGGCTCCAGCGAGCCCACGCCGCAGGTCGACGGCACGGACACGAGCACCGGCGGCCGCCGGGGCGCCAAGAGCGGAGGCTGACCCATGGTCAACGCGGTTCCCGCGTACACGCGGCAGAACGTCCTGGTCGGCCAGGCGCGGATGTTCCTGCAGAAGCTCACCCCGACCACCGTCCCGGCGCTGCCGGCCGACACGGTCCCGATCAACGGCGCATGGCCGAGCGCGGGCGCGAACATCTGGGTCCCGGTCGGCGCGACCCAGGAGGGCCTGAACTTCCGGTTCCAGCGCTCCACTCAGGACATCACGATCGAGGAGCAGCTGACCCCGGTCGCGGTGAACACCACCGGCATCGACATGTCCGCCGAGGTCGTCCTGTCCGAGGACACCCTGGAGAACATGGCCGTGGCCTACGGCGGCGGCGTGGTCACCACGACCGCGGCCGCGTCCGGCACGATCGGCAAGAAGACGCTGGTCATCGGCTCGGACATGGACCAGTACGCGTTCGGCTTCGAGACCCAGAACCAGAACGGGTTCTTCCGCCGGGTCATGATCCCCGCGGTCGTGTCCGTCGGCCAGGCCGAGACGCTGTACCGCCGGGCGCAGGACGCGCGCCGGTACGCGACCAGCTTCCGCGTGATCTGCGCGCCGGAAGAGGTCGTGATCATCAGCAAGACGGCCGACGCCCTGCCGTGACGCACTCCACCGGCGGCCGCGCTCCGGGTGAGCCGGCCGCCGGTGCTGTGTCCCGCATACTGAAGATCGCTACCACGCACACGAGAAGAGGTTGATCATGGGATTCGTCGCCGGCAACATCGTCGAGCCGATGGACTGGGACTTCACCGCCTTCGGCACGCCCGAGGACAAGGGCACCATCCCCGAGCCGAGCGCCGAGGACGTCGACCTCTTCGGCCGCCGGTACCTCGGCCTGCTGCAGGAGCTGCGCCAGTCGCTCTCCGAGGACGAGAACGCCGTCCCGGGCGAGACTCCCGACGAGGCCGCACAGCGCATCGTCGCGCACGCCGCGAAGCCGCTGATGGAGCGCATCGAGGAGTGGGTCACCCGTACCGCGGTCAACCGCGAGGACATCCTGCGCGTGAACGCCGAGATGCGGCGCATCCTCGCCGACGTCTGCGGCGGTTCGCCGACGCTCGCGCAGATCGAGCTGCTGCCCTCCCGGATCCTGCGCCTGTTCACCGCGTGGCTGCACGAGCAGCTCACGGCCCCAAAAGCGAAGGACGGCGCGCTCGCCTCGACGCAGTCGTAGGGCCCCCGCGTGTCCGTCTGCAGCTCTACTTCGTCCGGCGCCACCTTGGCATCGGGGTCGCGGAGTGGCGGGCCCTGCCGTGGTACGAGCGCGAGACGTTGCTGGAGGGCCTGCGCGCCGAGTTCGGCCGCCAGCAGTGGCAGGAGACGGCAGAAGAGGCGCTGGCCGAGCTGACGAGCCCGGACTACGCCCCCGCCCCGCTGGGCGAGGTCCGGGACGACAGCCTCGGGTCCCTCGCGCAGATGGGGTTCACGGTGAGGGAGGTCAGCTGACGTGGCGACGTTCAACGCGGGCGACATCCAGGCGACAGCGTCGCTGGACCGGACGCCGTTCCAGCGCAGCCTGGACGCGGCGATCCGGGAGGGGCGCTCGTTCGCGGGCACCACGTGGACCGCCACCCTGGACCTGGACTACCGGCAGCTCGACCGCAAGCTGAGCCTCGCCCGGGCCAAGCTGGACCAGTTCGGCACCCGCAAGTACACCGCGAAGCTGGACGTCGACCGCAGCGGCGTCACGCAGCAGGTCGCCGCGGCCGAGCGCGCGCTCGCCGGCGCCGGCAACGGCCGCAAGAACCTCCGGATCTCCGCGGACCTCGACGACGGCCCGGTGCTGGCCAAGCTCGCCGAGATGGAGAACGCCGGCCGCCGGACCGCGGACTCCATCGGCACCTCGTTCCGCACGATCAAGTGGACTGCGATCCTCGGCGGCCTGACGCTCGGCGCCGCGGCGGCCGGCCCCATCCTCACCGGCCTCGTCGGCGGGATCGGCGCGGTCGTCGTCGCCACGCACGGCCTCGGCGACGCGCTCCAGGCGTACTCGAAGGACCAGAAGGCCGCCGACAAGGTCGCCGGCGCCGCGGCCTCGACCGCGCGGTCCAACGCGATCGCCATCCGCAACGCGCAGGAAGCCATCCAGGACGCCCGGCGGCAGGCAGGCCGGGCAGCCGAGGACGCCGGGGAGCGCGTTGCGCAGGCGGCCAAGGCCGAGGTGCGCGCGGCCCAGGACGTCGTCGACGCGCAGAAGAAGATCGCCGAGGCCCGGAAGGAAGCCACCCGGGCGCTGGAGGACGCCCAGGAAAAGGTCAACGACTTCGCGCTGGACCTCAACGGCGCCATCCTCGCCGAGATGCGCGCCGAGGAGGACCGCAAGAAGGTCTTCGAGGACAGCGCGTCCACCGACCTGGACCGGGCGGAAGCCCAGCAGCGCGTCGCCGAGGCGATCGAGCGTGTCAATGATTTGTCCAGCGAGCACCGCCGCGACCTGGAAGACCTCAACGAGCTACAGGCCAAGGGCGTCGAGGGCAGCGACCAGGTCACCAACGCGCGGAAGGCCGAGGCCGATGCCGAGCAGCGCCTGCAGGACGCGATGCACGAGTCCGCGCTCGCCCGCCGCGACGCGCAGCGGTCCCAGGAGGACTCGGCGCGCGCCATCGCTCGGGCCGAGCAGAACCTCCGGGACACGATCGCGCAGCAGGGCGCGGCTGCCGAGGCGGCGGCCGCGAAGAACGACGCTTTCGCCGACGCGATGGACAAGCTCTCGCCCGCCGGCCAGCGGATGGTCCGGACGCTGCTCGCGCTCAAGGACAACTACGACCGGCTAGCCGGCTCCACGCAGGCTGCGGCCTTCCCCGGGCTGATGCGGATGCTCGACGCGCTGCCGGACATCGAAACCGAGGTCGTCGGCGGGTTCCAGGCCATCGGCGGCGCGATCTCCGACGTCGGCGACCACGCCGCGGACACCATCCGGAATCCGCTGTTCCAGGGCCAGCTGGAGCAGAGCCTGAAGAACGCGGCTCCCATCGTCACGGCGGTTGGCGACGGGGTCATCGACCTCCTGGCCGACTTCGCGAAGTTCGGCTCGACCAGCCAGCCCATCGTCGCCGGCGTCGTCGACATGTTCGGCTCGCTCGAGGACGGCGTCGACCGCTTCTTCAGCCAGCTGCAGCCGGAGACCCGCGCGGCCGGGTCGACCATCGCCAGCTTCGGCCAGATTATCGAGGACGTTCTCGATGGCGCCGGCCGCGTGACCGGCAGCTTCTTCTCGGCGTGGGCCAACGCGCGCAGCTCGATCGAGCCCGTGGTCCGGGAGATCCTCGACGTCATTAGCCAATTCGCCGAGGGCGGGCTGGGCTCGTTCAGCGAGGACATGAAGATCGTCCTGGACGTGGTCAACGGCGCGCTGCACGTGATCGAGCCGTTCGCCAAGCTCATGGGCGGGATCGCTGGTGACGTGGTCGCCGCGAACATCGCGCTCAAGCTGATCACAGGGCCGGTGGGCAAACTCGTCGACCTCTTCGGCAAGTTCCGCCCCGTTAACATCGCGGCCTCGATCACCGGCGCGCTGCCGGCGTTCATGCGCGCCGGCGTCACGATCGACCAGACCACCGGCAAGATCAACAAGAGCACCGACGGGCTGAGCAAGAACGAGGTCCGATGGCAGCGGGTCGGCTCCAAGATCGCTGACGCCGGCAAGTACATCCCGCTGATCGGGGTCGCGGTCGCCGGCGTCACGGAGTACCTCGACCAAGCGATCCCCAGTGCTGATGACCTGGCCCAGAAGTTCCTCGACGGCGGGCAGTCGGCGGCCGACGCCGCGGGCAAGTTCCGGGACGTCCGCGGCGCCACACTGAGTTTCAGCGACGCCCTGTTCGACGACTTCGGCCCAAGTCTGGACGAGACCCAGGCCAAGGCGCGTGAGCTCTACAACGCCATGACGCCGCTGCAGCAGGCCCAGCAGCGCAACACCGCGGCGGCGAACGACTACCAGTATGCGCTCAAGCACTTCGGCGACCAGAGCATCGTCACCCGCGAGGCCGCCGAGAAGTACCGCCAGACCACCGCCGACGTCGAAAAGGCGCAGTGGGACGCCGAGCAGGCAACCAAGAGCCACACCCAGCAGATCCGCGACCAGCAGGACGCGATGCTCGGGGCCGCCGGCGGTCAGGTCGCGTACGAGCGTGCCCAGCTGCGCGTCCAGGACTCCGAGACCGCGCTGAAGCAGGCGATCCAGGAGCACGGCGCGGCCAGCCGCGAGGCACAGGATGCGCAGCTGGACTACACCCAGTCGCTGCTCGACTCCGTCAACGCCGCCGCCGAGCTGGCCGACGCGCAGACGGCGACGCTGGACCCGGCGGCGCAGCAGGCCGCGCACCTCGACGCGGTGAACCGGCAGCTCATCACGCTGTCCGCACAGGCCGGCACCGCGCTGCCGCCCGAGGTCCAGAAGATGGTCAACGCGTTCACCGACGCGCAGTGGGCCGCGTACGGCGTCACGTACAAGACCGACGAAATGGGCAACCACATCGCGAAGCTGCCGCCGCAGACTCCCGTCGACTTCACCACGAACGCGCCCGCTATCACTGGCCAGATCAACGGAATCACCGGCGCGGTCAACGATGTCGCGCACGCCTACGAAAACTGGATGAACAAGTACATCAACCTGATCACTACGATGATCAGCAACCCGGTGCCGCTGGAGGCCGGCCCTGGGTGGCAGACACCGGCGGGATTCGGGTTCATCGGTCACCGCGCCGGCGGCGGTTCCTTTACGCCGGGGCAGCCCACGGTCGTCGGCGAGCAGGGCCCCGAGCTCGTGTTCCCGGACCGCGCGGCGTTCGTCGCCACGGCGGCCCAGAGCAAGGCGATCCTCAACGGGGTTGCGCTGGCCAGCAACGGCGCCTCCCGGACCGACAACTCCGACGTCGTCGCCGCGGTCATGCAGCTGGCCGCGCTGCTCGCCGGCGGCATCCGCGCGGAGTTCGACTCCGGCAGCCTCGAGACGGGCCTCATCCGGGCCGGGCAGCGAAGGAGCAAGCGCTGATGGCGATTAAGAAGTACCGCTACTACTTCGGTCCGCTCGGCGACGTCCAGATACTGCCGTCGGTCATCCGCGACGCGGGGGTGTCGCCGAGCCCGCAGTTCTTCGGAGCGCGCAGCCGCAGCCTCACGGGCTCGCCGACGCAGCTCTACTACGGCTCGCGCCGGCAGTGGAAGCTGACGTGGCCGGGCAACATGACCGAGGACACCGCGCGGTCGATGCTGCGTATCGAGGCGCTTTACAAAGGACGGATCCAGCGGCCGTATCTGTTCCTGGACACCAAGAACACAAACTACCTGCCGCCGGACGTGAGCGTCATGTCCTCGGAGAACAACATCCCCGACCTGTTCACGTGGGGCAACGGCATCACGTCCCGTGTCAACACGGGCGTCTTCCACGCCGAGCTGAGCGGGGTCACCGACGGATACCTGAACCACACCGGAGCGGTCAGCACCAGCACCTTCTCCTGTCGGTTCATGCTTCCTGTCATCACCGGATCCCAGTACCTGTTCTCCGGGTTCTTCGCCGGCAGCGGAACCATCAAGTTGTCGTTCAACTTCTTCGACAGCAGCGGCGTGTACATCTCCAGCCTCGTGGGTGGGAACGTCGTGCTCGCGGGCACAACCACGGGCACCGTGCAGACGCTCTCGGTGTCCTCGGGGAGCGTTCCCGCGGGCGCGGCCGCGTTCACCGTGGGGTACTTCGAGCAGACCGTGGGCTGCAACTGCAACACGAACGGGTGGATGGTGCAGTACGACGAGACGGTGAGGCCTACCAACGGATTCCTTCCCGGAGCGGGCGGAGCGCAAGTGATCGCGGAGTCCATCGACTGGACGTACGTCACGCACAAGCTCCGTCAGTACACCGCCGTGCTGAGTGAGGTGTGACATGCAGCTGCCCAGCGACGCCGATCTCGCCGCGGCCATCGCCGCGCCCCAGATGTCCGTTCAGCCGCTGCTGGAGATCGACTGGGACCGCGACAACACCTGGGACCACGCCTACTCAAACCACTCGCGGCTCATGTCCAATGTGGACATCGACTTTGCATCGCTGCACAGCGACCTCCCGTCGGAGATCAACGTCGTTGTCGGCAGCTCGTCCGGGCAGATGAAGGTGGTGCTCAACGGAAAGGACAACGTCAGCAACCTTTTCGTATCCCAGCTCTGGTCGAAGTACTACACACCGTCCCCTTTGTACGGTCTGACGAAGGAAGGCGTCCCGATCCGGTACTCCCGGGTCATTCAGACCAAGGCCGGACCGCGCACTCTGCGACAGTTCACTGGCTGGGTCAGCGAGTACGTGATCGACGAGGCCGAGGACACGGTGACGCTGACGTGCTCGGACGTGTACGACCTGCAGACTTCACTGGTCACGCTGCCGGTGTGGGCCCGCGGCCCGGACGCCAGCGCGTCGAACACGCCCGGCCCGAGCGGCAAGGTGTCGTCGATGATGTGCATCGACGCCGCCTGGGTCTACAAGGAAGTCTTGCACCAGGCCGGCCGCTCCCTCTGGCCCATGGCACGGCCGGACGCTGCCGCGATGTGGTCCTGCGACGGGTCCCTTCTCCCGAGCCTCGGGGAGATCGGCTGTGCGCTCAACATCCCCGGGATCCATTACCTGACAACGACCTACGGTGACGACTTCCTTCCCTTCACGCTCTCGGGATCGCCGTACGGGCTGGCCATCGGGTCATGCGGCGGCGTGAGCAATGACGATGTGAACGCCAGCTTCATTCGCGCGATCAAGGCGTGCTCGGTGCCGGACCGCGGCAGCGGCAACCTCGACACCATCTTCATCGGCTTCGCCGGCTGGGTGCAGTCCTATGGTGGCAACACGGCGACGGGAAACCCGACCACGGTCACGATGCTGCTCGGCTCGCTGGGCTCGGATTCCGGTTACCTGCAGCTGCAGCTGTACAACACCGGCGGATTCATCCTGGCCCTGCACGAGTCCAGCTCGTCGGGCTCCAGCAACGCGGGGACCACTCGAACATACAGCTACGTCAGTGCCATCAACGCTATTCCCAGCGGCTGGCATTACCTCGAATGCTGGATGACGTTCACCCAGTCCTCGATTTCGGTGGGTGCGAAAATCGATGGAACATCCGTAGTTCCCACCGCTGGCCCATCCAGCACAGCTGCGTTCAAGTACTACCAGAACTTCACCTTCGAGGAAGAAACCAACACGTGTCAGCTGCTCGTCAATGACACGTCGCTGCAACACATCCAGATCTTCCACGGCTTCGGCGCATACTCCACAGTGGCTGGACAGAAGGACCCGCCATACGTGACCGCCGGAAAGCCGCTGCCGGCGCGGACGTCCCAGTCCACGAACTGGCTCACGCACATTCCGGACCGCACCAACAAATACGGCTGGGACATTCTCAAGGAGGCTGTCGAAGGCGAGCTGGGCGTGATGTTGACCCGCGAGGACGGCAGCGTCTGGATCATGGGACGCGAAGACGCCTACTTCTACGGGTGGCTTCCCTCGGTGGGTGGCGACTTCTCGCAAGTCGTTGCGCAGGCTGGAGAACTGGGCCTGTCCCTGTCCTGGTTTGGCGTGAACGCCGACCTGCTCCCGGACCCGGCACAGGACCTGAGCCGCACCAAGATCTCCGGGGTCCAGTACAATCCGTCGGCCGACACTTACCGGAACGCGATCTCGTATCACGTCGACCAGACCAAGTCGATCAACGCGATCGTCTGGTCCAGCAACGACCCCACGCAGTTCTACTCGCCGAGCGGTTCGACCAATCTGGAGAAGTACATCGGGCTGCCCAGCGGCACGATTTCGATCTACAACCACACGATCGACGTCGGCATCACGGCCACGGCGAACAAGCCGCCGTTGGACCAGACCTCCATCTCGGCGGTGCAGGCCAGCAATCCCACCGTGGCGGCCGTGTCCGGGTGGCTGGCGTCCACGTTCTGGCTCCGCGGGCAGCGGCAGTTCCGGATCGGCTACGGCGCCGGCATCCTGTCGCCGGGGGACGTCTACATCGGCGCGGCGTCGGGCGCGGACCAGGCGAACTACCAGATCGGTGGGTACAAGTACGACTCGTCGGACCCGTACGACGAGATCTGGTACACCACCGCCGAGGTGGCCACCAAGGGATTCTTCCTGCTGGACCTGGGATCCAACGACTGGCGCCAGTACCCGCCGAAGCTGCGCAAGATCTTCAACGGCGTGCTCCGGGACACCGTGCGTCCGGCGCCCGTGCTCCGGAACCTTTCGGTGCCGACGGACCCGCGCCGCCAGCTGCTCGACGTCGTGAAGCTCCCGCCGAGCCGGATCGTCAGCGGCGACGTGTACGCGCAGATCGTCGGCAAGAGAATTTCCGACACCCAGGACAGTGCCCAGGACGCTCTCGACGTGCGCGTGGTCAGCGGGCCGTCGAACCCCTCGTACTGGGACGCGTCTACTTGGGACACCGCCAGCTGGACGCTGTAAGGGAGAATGAGTCATGACGTTCACCACGCTGGCGACGCCGGTTCCGAACACGCTGATCCAGGTGTCGACCTTCGGTGCCCTCGTGAAGCAGAACTTCGATGATCACGAAGCCAGGCTGGTAAACCACGAGGCCCGGCTCACTACCCTGGAGACGCCGTACCGAGCCGACTGCGCCTTCTACATCTCCGGCGCTGCCGGCGGGACGCTGAAGAGCCTGGCCGCCGCCACGGCCGTGCTGATCGACAACTGGACGCCGATCCCGCCGTCGGTCTCCTACCCTGGGCTCATCTCGCACTCCGCGGGCGTCTTCACGTTGCTCAAGGCCGGGTTCTGGGACTTCTCCCTGCACCTGCGGTTCAACGTGACGACGGACTGCTACGCGATGATCGGTGCGAGCTCGACGACCCTGTGGGCCAAGAACAGCAGCAACGGATCGCGCAACGTCAGCACCAGCATCCCGCCGCGGTTCTACCCGGCCAACACCACCGTCCGCGCGTACGGCTACACCGGCATCGCCGGCGCCATCACCCGGGAGTCCACGAACGACCTCATCCCGGCCTTCTACGCGAGCTACTGCGGGTCGTGACGTGACGATCATGGCAGAAATGTCAGACCCCGACGTTACACTCAGTGCAGCACCTCACGAACGGAGAGCGACCGATGCCGGTAACGCGCCTGCGCCGCGGCCTGACGCGCCTGCTCGGCTTCGGGCACCTCGCCTTCTGCCTCGCGTGGGTGCTCCCGCTGCACGGCATCCCGGTGCCCGGGCGCCTGAGCATCGCGCACCTGATCGCGGGCAGCGTTCCAACCTGGGCCGTGGGCTTCGGAGTCACCGCCGTCCTGCTCCTGGTGGCCAGCTTCCGGAAGACCACCGAGCGGCTCAGCTGGTGGGGCCACGCCAGCGGCGTGCTCGTCACCATGGCGTATGCCGGAGCGTCCGGAGCCAGCGCGGCGATCGCCCGCCCGCTGGGCACGTTCCTGCCGGCACTGGCCTTCCTGGTGTTCTCCGGAGCCCATCTGCTGCTCCAGCGCTACTACAAGGCAGGTGGATGATGGCTGATCCCTCGAGCTGGGGCACGCTCGTCACGGCGATCTTCGCGGGTCTCGGCACGCTGATGGTCGCGCTGAACACGCGTCGAAGCAAGTCGGCGGAGCTGGACGAAGAGGACCGCGACGAACTCGAACGGCACCGAGACTGGAAGCCCGACGTTCACCGGTGGCACGCAGCCGAACGTGCGAGACTGGCTCAAGCGTCGGCGCCGGACCTCTTGCCGCTGCCGACGTTCCCTCCATCCAGGCTCAAGAAGCACAAGCCGGTGAAGTCCGATGATGACAGCTAAGGCAAAGAGGAACACGGGTCTCGTGATCGCGGTGGCCGCCGTGGTGGCCAGCGCATTCATCAACCTCGCCGCAGCGTCGTCGGCCAAGGAGACCGCGGCCTCGGCGCAGGACACCGCACAGGTGAAAGAAGTTCAGCTTCGGGACCTCGGCCAGAAGACCGACCAGTGCGTCCAAGGCGGAGCGAGCACCGATTCGCCCGCGTGCATCCAGGCGGCGGCGAAGGCCAAGGAGGTTCAGGCCCAGCCGCCGACCATCATCAACGTGCCGCGGCGAACCGACGCCGAAGTGAAGGCGCTCATCGAGCAGACGATCCGGGACCACCCGGAGCTCGTGCCCCGTGGACCGAAGGGCGACACCTACGTCCTGACGGACGCCGACAAGCAGGCGATCGCGGACATGGTGCTCGGCAAGGTCCCGGTCCCGAAGAACGGCATCGACGGCAAGGACGCGGTCGTCGACTACGACAAGATCGTCAAGGCCGTGGTGGCGCTGATCCCGGTTCCGAAGAACGGCGTCGACGGTCAGAGCCCGCCGTGCTTGAACACCCCGCAGCAGTGCGTCGGTGATACTGGAGCTGACGGCCGTGGCCTCGACCCGGCGCGGCCGCCACAGTTCGTCCGTCTCGAAGGTGGCCAGTGCGTGCTCCGGTTCTTCTACACGAAGGCGCCGGATTCCACCGACACGCCGGCTGGCACTTTCGCATGTGGTGTGTAGAAAGGTCGCCATGGCAGTAGGAATGGACATCAGTCCGCGGTACCAGAAGGACATCAACTGGTCCAATGTGGACAACTCCGACAACGGCACCCGAGGAATCCGGTACTGCTGGGTCAAGGTCTCCGACGGCGGTGCGCCGTACGCGTGGTACGACGGCTCAACGAAGCTCGACGCCGGGCGTCCGGTCGCCGGCGCGAAGTCGCGTGGGATCCCGGTCGGCGGCTACCACTACGCGCAGCTCTCGCCGAGCCCGGAAGCTCAGGCTGACCTGCTCGTGGGAGAGGTGACGCGCTGGGGCGCGCTCGGCGTGGCTCCGCTGCTCGATCTCGAAGCGCCGTTCAAGCCGGACTCCTTCGCCAAGGACTTCGGCATCCGGTTCTGCCAGCGCATCGCGGCGAAGGGCCTGCGGCCCGCGGTCTACATGAGCGCCGCGTTCGCCAAGGTGCTGCGGCCGGACACCTGGAACATCCCCGGCCTCGTGATCGTCATCGCGCGCTACGGCGCCGTGCCGGAGGCGGGCAGCGTATACACCGGTCGCTACGACGTGCACCAGTACACCTCGAGCGGCGTCCGGGGCGGCGTCACCGTCGACCTCGACGACTCTCGGAACAACAACCATCTCACCGCGGTCACGCCGCTGGTCATCACAGGAGGATTCGTGTCCGGATTCAACGCTGCCGACTTCCAGAACCTGATGTGGGGCAACGTCTTCGACACCAACGGCAACCGGAACTTCGCCAAGTTCATCAAGGACATGGACGAGGTGCTCCGGGACACCAACGCGGACGTGAACGTCGTCGCGCAGGCGCTCAACGCCCTCGGCGCACAGCTCGCCCAGGTCTTTACCCAGATCGACGGCAAGCTCGACGCGATCCTTGCCGCGGTCAACGGCGACACGGCCGCCGCATCGCAGGCACTGGAGACCGGCGGTCTGCAGGCGCTCGCCGCCGTGCCAGAGCGCGGCCACGCCGACGACGAGGCGTACGCGATCCACGAAGTACCCCCGGCCGTCATCGAGGCGGCCAAGAGCGGAGCGGAGACCTCGGAATGACCACGATCAAGGCATGGGCCTCGGCCCTGTTCACCGTCATCACCGCGCTGGTGCCGATGCTCGTCGCCGGCCCGCTCACCCCGACCGAGTGGGTGAACGTCGCCTTGCTCGCACTGAGTACGGTGCTCGTCGGCGTCGTTCCGAACCTGTCCGAGGGCGTCGCGAAGTTCGCCAAGGGCTTCATCTCGGTGGCCACCGCCGTGGGCACGCTGCTCGTCAGCTACTTCGCGGACGGCTCGTACGCGATCTCCGCGGCCGAGTGGATCCAGATCGCCTCCGTGGTGCTAGCGGCCGTCGGCGTCGTCGGGCTGCCCGGTCCGCAGTGGGCCGGCACCGTCGTCTCGGCGCGTCAGGTGCGCAGCGTCGATGGCACCCGGCCGTAAGATCACCCTGAGCAGCGAGGACGACCCTGGGAGGCAACGTGTGGCGGATCGAGCAAGGCGCCACCCAGGGTCGATCCTGGCCACTTGCCGACGCGTCCGGTAACCCGATCACGGACTTCTCCGGGTGGACCGCGGCGGCCCAGATCCGCGACGCCGACAACGCCGAGCTCTTGTTCGACTTCGCCGTCGACGGAGAGATCGAGCTGAGCGGCTCTGCCGTGACGCTGACGCTCGACGCCGCGGACTCTGCCGGCTGGGCCTGGCGGCTCGGCCTGTACGACGTCAAGGTGACCGACGCGGGCGGGCGCTCGGCGCTCGTGGCGCGCGGTCGAGTCATGGTCATCCCCGCGGTGACCAGGTAGGAGAAGATCATGGCCACTCGACTGCCCGACGCCTCGCAGCAGGTCGCCGCGGATGCCGTCGTCGACCGCACCGACGTCGGCGGCGCCGGCTCCATCGAGATCCGCACCGGAGCCCAGCCCGCCGACGCCGACACCGCGGCCTCCGGCACGCTGCTCGTCACCATCCCGCTCTCGGCCACCGCCTTCGGCAGCGCGAACGCCGCGGGCACCGCCACCCTGGCCGGCACCCCGAAGTCCGCGGCCGCAGTCGCCGCCGGCACGGCGGGCTGGTACCGCGTGAAGTCCGGCGGCGGGCTCACGGTGTACGACGGCGCCGTGGGCGCGGGCGAGCTCGTGCTCGACAACACGAACATCGCCGTCGGGCAGACCGTCCGGATCGACTCGCTGACCTACACCCAGCCCGCGGGCTGACCCGTGGCCGCGCGGTCCGACGCGGCGACCGACCGCGTCACGCTGTCCAGCGCGCCATCGATGGCGGCGATCACCGTCTGCGGCTGGGCGCGGATCGAGGCGGCCAGCGCGAGCAGCTTCAACCCGATCATCCGCTTCTACACCAACAGCGGCGACGCGTCGTCGTGGATCGTCGGGTTCAAGGGCGCGAATGGCCGCACGCCGAGCGTCTACAGCCCCGGCAACACCAGCGGCATCTCCGCGGCCGAGCAGGCGCTCTCGACGTACGTGTTCATCGCCGCCACGCTCTCGGGCACCTCCGCGCAGCTGCTGTACGGCAACACCCCGGGCAGCCTGACGAAGGTCACCGGCACCGTCGCCGCCAGCGGCACGCCGGACCGCCTCACCTTCTTCGGGCGCTCGGCGGCGGACGGCTCGGAGTGGCTGAATGGCACCCTGGCCTACTGGCGCATCTGGACGGCGGTCCTGTCCGACGCCGAGATCGCCGCCGAGAGCCAGAGCACCACGCCGGTCCGATCCACCAACGCCTGGGCGAACTGGGCGTTCGCCGCCGCGGCGCTGACCGACACCGTGGCGTCCCGCAACCTCACCGCCGGCACCACGGCGCTCAGCTCGGCCGCCGACCCGTCGCTCAGCACCACGATCGCCGGGAACGGGACGGCCACGGCGCAGCAGGCGACGTCCGCGGGCACCGGCGGCCCCACGGTGGCCGGTACGGGAACGGCCACCGCGCAGCAAGCCACCGCGGCCGGCTCCGGCGGCGCGACCGTCGCCGGTACGGGCGCGGTGACAGCTCAGCAGGCCACGTCGACCGGCGCCGGCGGGGCCATCGTGGCGGGGTCGGGTACGGCAACAGCGCAGCCGGCGACGGCCGCGGGAGCGGGTGGCGCGATCGTCGCGGGAGCGGGCGCCGCGGCGGCGAGCCCTGGGGTCGGCGCGGGCTCCGGGGCTGCCGTGGTCGCGGGTACCGGAGCCGCTGCTCCTCTTCCGGCGACGTCCGCCGGTGCGGGCGGAGCGACGGTGGCCGGCAACGCCGCGGCGAGCGTCCAGAGCGCGGTCTCTGCGGGCGCTGGCGGCGTCGAGGTAGCAGCCAGCGGCACGGCAACGGCCCCTCCGGCGGAATCTGTGGGCGCTGGCGGCAGCGCGACGGCAGTTGCGGGCTCTGGCACCGCGGTCGCCGCGCCAGCATCCGCAGCGGGGCTCGGCGGCGTGGTCATCGCGGGCTCGGGCACGGCGGTCGCACCGGCGGCGCATTCCCAGGGCTCTCCAGCCGCCGGCGATGGCTCGCTCCTGCTGCAGGTAGGCGAAGGTAGGCCGGTAGAGTGGCTCGAGCCTACCGAGCCGGAGGTCGTGAGCTTGGTGGTCACAGGTGCCCCGGTGCCGGTGAGCTGGCTCGTTCCGGGCGCCGGTCGTCCGGCCTGACGGCTGTTACCCTGGTCGAGGCGAATCTTTGCGACTCGCTCTCGTGCAACTGTGGTAGCTGAACGAGCGGAAGGCCCCTCTCCCTGGTGCGTGGGTAGAGGGGCCTTCCTCATGAGGCGACCGCGGAGATTTGCCGCGTCGCGCACCCAGCCAGCTCAGTGCGATCTCCGCGGTTCTTCTGCGGCTGTCCGCGCCTCACGTCTCGGAGCGCTCGACCTCGCGCAGGTGCGCGTCCCAGGCGAAAGCGATCTCGACCGGCTCATCCCAGCCGACGTCGCCTGGCCCCCAGAACAGCTTGCCGCAGGAGCATCGGCCTCGAGCGCGGACGTGCGTCGGGTTCAGCTTGATCGGCCGAATGGAGAGCGTGTGCCCGATCAAGCGAGCGGCACCAGCTTGTCGAGGATGTACGCGAGGCCGGGCGCGACCTCGGCGACGTCCGCGCGTTCGTCGCCGCTGAGCTCGCACCAGGCGGCGATCACCGCGTCGACCTCGGTCTTGGCCTGCAGCACGTAGCAGGCGCCATCGAGCAGCTCCTCGTACGCGTCCTGCAGCGACCGGCGGCCGTTCCAGGCCTGCAGCTTCGTGCCGTAGCGCTGCCGGCCCAGCTCCCCGCGGGCGGCGACGTCGGCCGCGACCCGGTCATGGATGAACGGCTCCTCGTTCACCTTCGGCATGGGCTGGTCCGTGGCTTCGGTCTTCGGACGGCCGAGGGCCGCGAGCTCGTCCTGCATCAGGCGCCGCCGTCCTGGTCCGCGAAGGTGAAGTGGATCCGAAGCCCGCCGCGCGCGTCGATGCGT